CCAATCCAGTAAAAGCGAATCGCGTGGAATGGATACACGACCTAATCGCCCAAGGAATGCAAAAGACTTCCATCATCAACAAGCTAGGCGGCGGCCGCGAGCCGAAGGAAGAAAAAGGCATCATCGCGCTTCCGAAAATCAGCTATGCCGAGTCGGTGCGCTATTACAATCTGGCGTGGCACCTGCTGGAGGACGACTACAACCGGGACACAGAAGCCAAGCGCAAGGAATACGTCCAGCGCCTTCGGGGTCTGGCCCGTCATGCGCAGGCGCTTGGTCAGTTGGGAGTGGCGACGAATACGCTGGTGATCGAAGCGGCCTTTGCGGGGGTTGGCCCTCAGGTGGGCAAGGACGCGCCGGCGGCCAAGGCACCGGACAGGCCGGCCAATCAGTTGACCGAGGCGGAACTGGAAGCGGCCATAGCAGCCGAGAAGAAGCGCGGCCATGGCGCTGCTTGAAAATTTGATGGAACTGCTGGCCATCAAACGGGCCCGGTGGAATCTTCACGCCTTCATCAGGTATACCAAGCCAAAATACGAATCCACTTGGTTCAATGAGATTGTGTGTGATGCGTTGCAGCGCGTGGAGGCCCGCATTGTGGCGAGGGATGACGCCCGCCTGCTGATTCGGATGCCGCCGCGGTCGGGCAAGTCCGAGATCGTGAGCCGAAAATTCCCGGCCTGGTTCATGGGCCGCCACCCCGAAATGGACATCATCAACAGCAGCTATAACGCGAAGTTGGCGAAGAATCTGGGTGGCCATGCCCGAAACCTGATGGGGACCGAACTGTACCAGCGTGTGTTCCCAGGTGTGCGTTTGTCCAAGGACAGCAAGAGCAAGGACAAGTGGAACACCGAAGCGGGTGGAAGTTTCACGGCGGCTGGTGTTGAAGGGGGGCTCACCGGAGAAGGGGCGCATGCCCTCATTCTCGACGACTTCTACAAAAATTCCAAAGAAGCGTGGTCAGCACTCGTGCGCGAGAACGTGGAGGATTGGTACAAGTCGGTGGCCTATACGCGCCTGGCGCCGGGCGGGGCCGTCATTATCCTATGCACCCAATGGCACGAGGCCGGTCTGGACAACGCCGTGCAACGATGGGCCAAGGAAGACCCCGAGGGCCCGCAGTGGGAAGTGATCGACATCCCGGCCATCATGGAGGAATCGTACCGCAACAAACACCCCATGGATTCGCGCAAAGACGGCGAAAGCTACTGGCCAGACCGTTGGCCGGTCAAAAAGCTCAAGTCGATCATGAAGGTGGTGGGCAGCTACATCTGGTCGGCGCTGTATCAGCAGCGTGCATCCAGCGAAGCCGGGGCCATCGTCCTGCGCGAATGGATTCAATACTGGTCCAAGTTGCCCGCCCGCTTCGACGACATGGTCATCAGTTGCGACCTGGCATTCAAAGGCAAAGAGGATTCTGACAATGTGGCCATGCAGGTGTGGGGCCGCGTCAAGGTGAAGATCACCTACGAGGACAAAAGTTTTGATTACGACTACCACTACTACCTGATCGACCGCATAAGCCGGCCCATGGAATTCGTGGCCACACTGCAAGCCTTCGATCTTTTGGCCAGACGTTACCCCAAAGCCAAGCAACTGGTGGAGGACAAGGCCAACGGCCCGGCATTGCAAAGTGTGCTGAAAAAGAAGTACCCTCGAATCATCATGGTTCCGGTCGACACCGATAAGGCTGGACGGTTCCGTGCCGTTGCCCCTATATTCGAACGGCGGTGCGTGTTCCTGCCTGACCCCAAGGTCCACGCGTGGTCCGAAACGGTCACCGATGAATACGTGAAATTTCCGAATGTGGACCACGACGATGACGTGGACGCGACCAGTCAAGGCCTTGGCCACTGGGAAGTCCCAGCGGATGGCGTCCCTGGTTTCGTCGCGGCGGTGATGTAAGACCCCTTGAGGCGCGCCAATGAAAAAACTACCCAAAGATCCGAGCGCAGGTACTTCGCGTCACCGCGGCCTTTTGAGTGCATTGGCTGATTCCGTGGGGGATCAAGCCATGCGCAAGCCCCTGGCCAGCCCTGCACAGCGCCGGGCCATGATCGTGCGGCGCCAGACCGAAGAAGCTCAGGCGCGATTCGGCAAGCACAGCGCACGGGTCAGCACCATGGATGGCTGGTCCAACTTCCTGACCGGGCTGGGTGTATCCGGTCGAGACAAACGGACCGCCAACTATGCAGCCTGGGGCCTGACGTTGCAGGAGACCGTGGCGGAGGACCTGTTCGCGTCCGATAGCTTGGCCAGGCGTATCGTGACGATCCTGCCCGAAGATGCAACGCGCGAAGGCATTGAGTGGGAGGACAATGCCAGCATGGATGGCATGGCCGAGGAAATGGAACGCCTGCAACTTATACCGCGTGAGACCGAGACCTGGAACTGGGGTCGGCTTTATGGTGGCGGCGGAATATTCGTAAACGATGGGACGCCGGTAGAACGCCTGATCGAACCCTTGAGGCCCGATGCGCTGGACAAGATCGTAAGCCTGGTGAGCCTGACCAGGTGGGAACTATGGGCCTGGGCAACGGACATGCAACGCGACCTGAGCAAGCCCGACTTCGGATTGCCTGAACGCTATCACATTTACCCGCGCATGGCCTTCGGTCAGCAGGCGATCACGGTCCACGCCAGCAGGATCATCCGCTTTGATGGCCGCAGGCTGCCGCGCCTACTTCACATCAGAAACAATTTTTGGGGCGACTCGGTCCTGACGCCGATTTATGACGTGCTTGGCGATTTCAACGTGACCCACCACGCGCTGGCCAATGTCATGCAGGATTTCCGACTGGTGGTCCACAAAATCAAGAAGCTCACCGAAACCATCAATATGGGCGGCGAGGCCGCAGTGATCCAGAAGATCAACCTGCTCGGGATGCTCCGGTCCGTGATGGGCACGATGGTGGTGGATGGCGGAGATGGCGCAACGGACACCGGCGACGACATCACCATGTCCAGCGCACCCTTGACCGGCGTGGCGGACGTGGTCGACAAGCTCTGCGCTCTGGTCTGCGCCAAGACTGATATCCCCCATAACATCCTGTTCAACGAGGCGCCGGGCGGGGCCAGGTCCATGGGCAGCAGTGGGGACGCGGAAGAAAAGGCGTGGTACAACACCGTGAAGGCCCAGCAGAAGGGATACCTAAAGCCCAGGCATGACCAGCTGTGCAAGTTGATCTTCGCGCAGAAGCGCGGGCCATTCAAAGGCAAGGAACCCAAAAACTGGAAATACCTATTCCCGCCGCTGTGGCAGTTGGACGACAAGGACAAGGCCGCAGCTCGTCTGGCAAATACTCAGGCCGATGACCTGGAGATCACCAACGGCGTCCGCACGAACGTTCAGGTCCAGACTGAACGCTACCCCGAGCTGGCGGTGAACGAACCCGCAACACTCCTGCCGAACCCGGCGCAACAGCAACTTCAGTCGGGGATTGATCCGAACGATCACCCCACACCATCACCGGCGGAAGGCGCGCCAGGGTCCAAAGGCAGGGCGAATGCGGAACCCGAGGCATAAGCGCGCGCGGTTCCTGCCGCAACCTCGCCAGCTTGAAAACCAATACATGGCCGAGCTTGCCCAGGTGGCCGCGTGGACGCATCGAGTCGTGACCAAGGAGGTGCTGGCGCACCTAACGCGCTATGGCGTCTACCGAATCATCCAAGACGAGGTCACTCGTGGCCCGAAAGGACCGGAACAGTTCGGATGGGGATTCTTCGGCAAGGACTTCGACAGGGTATTCCCCAAGATGCTGTTGAAGAAGATGCTCAGTCGGCAGGGCCAGCGAATTTCAGCATTCCAGCGGCAGGCCGTCACGCGCCAGTTGACTGAGGCCCTGGGTGTGGGTTTCTGGGTGGGCCGCAGATTCGACGAACAGCAGACGAATGCGCTGGTGGACAAATGGATCGGCACGAACGTGGACTTGATTGAGTCGATCCCGCCGACCTATCTGGGCAAGGTAGAAGCCATGGTGCGCAAGAGCGTCAACGAAG